CTGGTAAGAGATTATCAATCCAGATCTTGAAACAACCGGTTGAAGCGAAATCTAGAAAATTAAGTGCTAGATGGACTTTTGAAGCGGCTCAAGATGCTCAAGCACAGCAAGGTATCGATGTAGAAGCGGAAATCATGGCGGCGTTAGCTCAAGAGATTACTGCTGAGATCGACCAAGAAGTAATTGGTTCATTAAGAACATTAGCCGGTTCGGCTTCTGAGACTTTTGACCAAGCGGCTGTGTCAGGTACTGCAACATTCGTAGGTGATGAACACGCGGCATTGGCTGTTCTTATCAACAGAGTTGCTAACCAAATCGCTACAAGAACAAGAAGAGGCGCTGGAAACTACGCTGTAGTTTCTCCAACTGCTCTTACAGTTCTTCAATCAGCATCAACTTCAGCGTTCGCAAGAACAACTGAAGGTACTTTTGAAGCACCTACTAACACTAAATTCGTTGGTACACTAAACGGTGCAATGAGAGTATACGTTGACGCTTACGCTTCAGACGGTACAGACGTACTAGTTGGTTACAAAGGAGCAAGTGAGGCAGACGCACCAGCGTTCTATTGTCCTTACATTCCTTTAATGTCTTCTGGTGTTGTACTAGATCCGGCTACATTCGAACCAGTTGTTGGTTTCCTAACAAGATACGGTTACGTTGAATTAACGAACACTGCATCTTCACTAGGTAACGCGGCAGACTACGTAGGATTAGTAGGAATGAACAGCGGAACAAACTTAAAATTCAAATAAGCCAAGGTTTATTTTTATTTCAAAAAGGGCGGCAGAAATGTCGCCCTTTTTTTGTGACTGACAGATCATTAACCACACAGTTATCAATCTTTTTCCATACTCGTACCAGTCGCAGACCAAATGTGCTAGTTTTATAGTTGTGCCAGACTTCTAAATAATTGCGAGTTCTACACAGAACTCTTAACAAGGGAGGTCCAACTATGGATATCATGAACCAAGTTAAAGGATGGGCAAAAGGATTAGCCGATGTGGGTGTTTCACTCATAGCATTGGGAATCGTTTTAGAGATCCTTTTCAGCGGTCAAGGTATTCCGTTCTGGCCAAACGTTTCTGTAATCGGAAACGTCCAGGGCGTACTGCAAGGATTCTCAGATCAAGGTTTGATCGGACTAGTTGCAGTTTGGATTTTATATCATATCTACAACAGAAAATAATATAAAAATCTAGAAATACGTAAAACCTTAAGGGTGGTGTGATTATAGTTTTGGATTGTATCACATCGCCCTTTTTCTTTGCAGTTTACACGGCCTAAAATCTGGTAAATACACATAGTTCAAACGTGCTCTTGCATCTGGCAGGAGACTTATGCGGATAAAACCGCGTAGCCAGGAGAACTGGCATTGGACTCCTTTAAAGGAGAAAACAAATGGGAAGACCAGTAAAGAAAAGTAGATTTGGTAACTCAGCAGGAGACTTCGAAGTCACTGGTGCGTTCGCCACAGGAACAACTCAACCAGACGGATCAGGTGCTGAAGCGGTATCAACTGCATCAGGCAACTACATCGTTTCACAGAGATCAAGTAAGCAGTTCAAAGTGAACTTCTTATCTGCGGATGGATCAACAAGATTGACACAGGTGTTGACCTTGACAGCGAAAGCGCCGGGATCACTGACTAACGGTGAATTCTGTGTGCAGATCATCTTGGATGACTCAACGGTTGCTTACGCGAGTAAGATCTTCAACAACACAGTACACTACGTTACAGCAGGTAGCGTGACAGGTTCAACGAAGTACTCATTGAGCTCAGAGGGTGCTGATGAAGGTGCAGGTTCAGACGACGTGGGTCAAATCGACACAATCTAATACAGTTAACGTGCTTTTATGGGGGAGTCACACGCTCCCCCATTCACAACATAAATAATAGCAAATGGCAAAGACTCTACGGACATCAGGTGATTACACAGTGAAAGCGGGTGCTGGATACGATTCAGGATCAGGCTCAAACACCATACAACTTGATGCGAGATACGTCAGGATTCCAGGAGATCTCACCGTCGCAGGAACACAGACCACAGTTGACTCACAGACACTGACGATAGAAGATCAGTTCATCGAAGTAAACAGGAACAACTCGACGGCAGGCACGGAAGATTCAGGGATACTGTTCAATCAAGGAAGTTCAAACAACCAACTTTTCTACTATGATGCGGATCAATCTGAATTCGTTGTAGGTGCGACAACACATGATGCATCAGTTTCGGCCATAACAAACATCACACCAGGCAAACTGAGATTGGCAGATCCAACAGAAACAGATCACGCCGCAACAAAAAATTATGTAGACACACAAGTGGGCGGTGGATTTAGCCTCAAGGTAGCAGGAGATGACTCAACACAGATCACTGTGGCGACAGGAAACACCCTACAGTTCACAGGCGGATCAAACATCAACACAGCAGGTGCGGAACCTGACACAATCACTTTGAATTTAGACAATGATCTCACAAACATCACTTCAATAACTTCAGACACATCCAACGGTGACCTTACTTTGGTAACCAACGGTACAGGCGATGTGGTGATCGACGACACACTGACATTCTCAGGTGCGGCCTCAACACCAACCGCAACAACAGTTACAAAATTATACAATAAAACACCAGCGGGAGGAGGCACGGGATTGTACTTCATAAACTCACAGGTAAGTGCCACCGAGGGAGAACTGATAAGTAAAAAGAAAGCAACCGCTTTGGCGATTGCGTTAGGATAACATGGCGATAACACAGACAAGAATTGACGGATCAGCGGAGCAACTGGGCACAGCAGTGTTCACGGCCACAGCCGACACGGCGGTGACCACTATACACCTTTGCAACATATCATCGGCGGCCGATGCAACATTGAACGTATACCTATTACCAAGTGACGGATCAACGACTGTGCCAACTGAGAACAACAAATTATACAATCAGTTAACTGTACAGGCAACAGACACTTACATAATTGACACTGAAAAATTGATATTAGCGAATGGCGACAAGATATTCATAGAGTTGCCAGACTCGTCAGGACAGATCATAGCAACTATCTCAACCATAGGATTATAATAGCCATGGGAAGGTATGTTAAAAACAGACAACTGGAACAAGGTGCACTGACGGTAGAGATACCACAAGTCACAACTGCAAATAGGCCTGCAGGACAAAATGGTCAACTCATATACAATACCACAACATCATCATATCAAGTGTACAATGGCGCACAATGGTACAACATATCAGAAGCATCGAGAGAAAAAACACTGACCGTGGACACCTTCCAGGGCGATGGATCAACGACTGTGTTTGGAAATGGATCAGGTAACACACTGGACGGATCTACAGCGGCCAACTTGACCGTGGAACCTACTGACGCAACAGACATGCAGATATTCATTGGTGGAGTATACCAGATACCTGGGACACACTACACCTACTCGGGTGGAGCGATCACGTTTGGATCAGCACCTCCGGCCAACAACGGATCAGACAGCGGACACATCGTGGCCGTTATACACAATCTACACAAACTAGGCGAATAATTTTTTATTTCTTAATTGATTTGACCGAATGGTCTCCAACTGCCAGGTGTGCCACCCTTGACACAGACCCAACCGATCGGTTGATTCAATTCTGGCTTGTCATTCCAAACTATGGATCCTGTGTCCCATCTTCCTTCGGTGGGTGCCTGTGATCCTGATGAGAAAGTTCTTTCAGCAAACTTGATGTTGCCAACCACGTGCAGGCTTTCCTGTGGATTCTTGGCTCCTATGCCCAACTTGCCTGTCACTGTGACATTGGTCGAAGAATTATTCTCATCTCCCAGCACTATGTCACCGTTGGATTTACAGGTTATCCTTGCTGTGTTATCTGTGCCTATGGCGAATGGCACTGGAGAATGTGTTCCAACGTAGGCGTTTTTCTCATGCATAGTCGTGATCACTTCATAGCCATCAACGTTCACTGAAAACTCTGCGGAAGGTGCCTCTGTGTTGACACCAACACGTTTCTGTGAAACGAACAAAGTGTTTTCTACCTGTAGATTTTTGAGGATTCCTAGTTGTGTCAGTGAACTTGTCTTCACACTCTTGCCCAAAGTGTGCTTCCAGATCACTTCGTTGTGGTCTATCATGACTGCCTCTGTGACATTGAGTTTTGGAACCTGTGCCTCAACATATTTCAGATTCTCAACAGTGACCGTGCCCTTGACTTCCAAGTCATTTTTGATCTCTATCTTGTCATCGTTTACAGTGATCTGTACGGATTCCGCTTGATCTTTTATGCCCGTGCTGTTGAAATCTGTTATCTTGCCACCGTGGATGGCATCACCGCTGATAGAATTTTCATAAACGTCCACCTGATTAACGTCAACACGTTTCTCGGCCACTCTCTCGATTTTGTTGATGGGTAATAGTGTCATATAATGAATATTTATGGTTGATCGCCGCCGTTGTGTTTGTTTGGTAAATACCAAAGTAGTATTATGGCAATTAACAGAATAAGTGGTGATATATTAGAATCGAACCTTATCCGTTCGAGCGATCTGGCGTTCAATACCAATCTACTGTACGTGGATGTGGCAAACGGAAGGATCGGTGTAAAGACTGATTCACCGGGTAATTTTGCCCTAGATGTAAACGGTAACACACGGGTACAAGGTAACCAAACAATCACCGGAGACCTGACCGTACAGGGCACCACTACCACGATAGACTCTCAACAATTAGTTGTCGAGGACAACATAATCACCATCAACGAGAACGCTTCAAGTGCCACGGACGCTGGTATAATGATCAACAGGACGTCTGCCAACAACGCCATTTTCATCTGGGACGAGACCCTAGACAAATTCAGATTTGGAACAACAACGCAGGATGGTTCCACGATCACAGACTATTCAAACTTAACTCTTTCAAACATACAAGCGGCCGATCCCACAGCGGCCGAAGATGTCGCGACCAAGTCATATGTTGACAGCCAGATCAGTTCAGGAGGTGTGACAGGAGACAACGTTGAAATGAGGCTTCCAACAGACTCAACGTTCGGCGACGGTGCCTACCTCGGATTGACTTCGACCACTACCGTGACAAATGCCATAGACGAATTGAACGAAGTGCTTGGAAACGTACAGGCAGGGACCTACATAAAATCAACATCATTCGTGGCAGATGAAACTGCGATCAGCGCCGGTGACCCGGTGACACTGACAATCACCAACACACCAACCGCGGGTGCCAACACCAGATACACCATCACCTGGGGAGACGGTGACGTCACAACGGGCACATCAGATTCAACACCAAGCCACACATACGCATCAGGTGGAACATACTCGGTCACAGTGAAAGCGTTTGAAAACGACGCAGACACGACGGATTCAGCGGGAAGTTTCGCAACATCTACCAGGACCGATTACATAGTGGCATCGACTGCAGAACCTGTGTTGACGTTCGCCATGTACGCGGCGGCATCGGGAGGTGATCCAATCACGACTGCGGACACAGGAGACACGGTGTACCTACAGAACAACTGCACAAACACATCAGGTGCAACGGTCACATACGACGTCGACTGGGGAGACGGAACAGAAGACACCATCAGTGGTGACGGAGTGGCAGGTGGTTCAAGTGCGAACGGCGGATCACGTCTGGCGCACACCTACACAAACTCAGCAGGCGATGATGGATCAACGGTTGCAGGTACGGGTTCGGGTGACACCAAGTATGCAATACGTCTGAGACTACTGACACACTCGACTGCCAACCCGGCGGTGATTCCAAAGACGGCCACAAACAATTTCGAGGTGTATTCGGAACACACACCACTTTATTCAACAGCAGATTCAACAATCAGAGGCGTCAACGAGGAATCAACATCAGGTTTCCCTGTGACGTTCACCAACGACACAGCGACGAATCCAGGTAGCAACTCAGATTTCAGTGCCACACAGACATACAGTTGGGACTTCGGCGAGGGTGCAGGCGCAACTGTGGTCAACATCGGATCGGGAGGTTCTGGAGACACGGGCAACACAATCGCAAACACATTCAACCTGAGTTCGGACAACCAGAACAACGGTACCACTACCACATTCACTACTAGCCTAACACTGGCGAATGGACACACAAATTCAACTTTCAGCAGTAACCTCAACATAATCGTTGAACCAGACGTGAGGGCCAACATCGCCGGCACGGCTGTCACAGTTAACACGGGTTCAGGTGACAACAGCCTATCATTGTATGACGTGGTCGACCTTGACGGTGTTAACAGGGCCATAGCAAGATTTACCAACACATCACAGAACGCGGACAACTACGAGTATGATTTCTTCGATGATTCCAGTTCTATCACTACTGTCGCTGAGGATGGATCCACAGCAGGAACAATCGGAGATGGTTCTGGTGTTGCTCTTGACAAGGACTACTCAGGCACATCAACAGGAAATATCAACTTCAGATTTAGAGCATCTGGTACACCTGACACGATAGCACAAGACGACGAGGAAACCATCACATTTGTGATGAAATCGGTGCCAAGTGCACCAAATGGATTGAGCAGTTTCAGTTTGGCATTGTCAGACTCGGCACAGGGAACTTCACCCAAGTTGTGTGCAAGTTTCACTGACAACACCAGTTCAGCAGACACACTGGCGGCGGGAACCTCATTGAATTCTACCACAGCGAGAAGATACACAAGCACATCAACCATTGACACAACCGTGATGAACGGTTTCCTAGTCAACGATGCCAATGGCACGGGTTCAACTGTTAACCAGACCGTCACAGCATCAATCAACGCCAGTGCCTCGGGTGCGAGGACATTCACAACCACAGAAGGTGGAGCCAACAACGGAACATTCACCAAACTGGTCACATCAGATCACAAGGACTATGACCAAGTGGACAGTTCATATCCACAGAGATTATACCTGGTCGCTGATGCCAAGATCACACAGGATCTAGCAGACTACTCGGTGGGATTGACTGCCCAGAGATTGGAAAGTTCAGCAGGTGGTAACACGGGATATGTACACGTGTTGAAGGACGACATCACTGCGACACCTACAACAACGATAGGTACAGTGGCCGAGGGAACACAGGGAACCTACAGATATGTGTCCGGTGTGCCATACTACAACACAGGATCGCCAACTGTGACTGTCACTGGTACAACCATAGAGGACTTCACAGGACAGGCGTACCAAGACACCACATCACCACACGAGGTAGACAACGACACCAACCAGGAATCAACTTCAGGCGATGTCATAACAAATTCAGATTTCACATACGCACAAGTAGATGGTGCTTCAACCATGCTGTCAGGTGGCGTGCCTGTGACAGACACGGGCGTTGGAACACCTTACACAATAGGAGCGGTGACAGTGCCCATAACGAGTTCAGGTGTGAGGTCAGTCAAGACCATCAAAGCGAGAAGTAAGAACGCTAACGGAACTGGCAGTTACGACAGTTCTTCAACAAAAATTCAAGTTTATACCGCATCATTGTTAGCACTAGACGATGAGGCAGACGGTATAACTGTATCAGATTCACTAGGCGCCGGCTTCGATGACGACGCTGTGAGAATAAGCGGGTTTGGATCCCTGTCAGGTGACACACCGTCACTTAATGATTCTTCTAATGCCAACTACTACACGGATCACGCATGGTCGGGTGCAGTCACAGTGGCGGGGACCAACGAAGCGATATCAAGATTTGGAACGATCAAACACTTCACCACAGACTTGAGCTCGGGTTACCTACCAGTGGGGCCAGACCTAGCAACGGATAGGTCAGGTGCACAGTACTACACCTTCGCTTTCAGAAGAACCACGATGGCCAACTTCACTGTGAGATTGACAGGAACTGTGTCAGGCTTCTTCATCGCGGCGCCAGGCACTGCGATAGATTCAGCATCAGGACTGAATGGTTGGTTGGACGCCAGCATCACTTACGGTGGATCAGGTGTACCAGGATCAGACACCGGCAACGGCGGAAACGGATCCAATGGTTGTGCGTTCACATCGGGAGACAGAATTCAAGACAGTACAAGTTATTCAAACTCAACATTCACGCTGACACTGGGATCAGAGAACGCCACGAATGCCACAGGAAATAATGTACTGATCAGAATCAAATTAGAATCGGGAGACAGTATAACAGCACTGAGCATTGAGTAATGGCAATAACTGACGCGAAAAAAGTAGACTACCTCTGGAAGAAATTGGGTTATGGTGCAACTAAGACGGACACCAACACTGCCAAGAAGGCTCCCAACGAAGCCATTGCGTCTCCATTATTACTAAGGGGTGACAACACTTGGAACCAAGCAAGTAGTATTCCAGGCACGATGCCTGGTTCAAGTTCAGGAGTGGTCACGGTATATCCAACAAGTGCACCAAACGAAACAACAAATGATGGAACAGCGGCGGCCAACAGAACCTGGAAAACAGGACTTACTGATTGGATACCACCCGAGATAGGATCAACTTACATAGTAAAAGTTTACATACACACAGCCAGTGATGCCGGCAACGCCGCCGCTTCAGGTGATCAGGTGTTCGCGACAGGTTCAGGCAACGACGACGAGTGGTTCTTTGACTACCAATCAGGTGTGTTGCACTTCATAGGTGCGAACCTACCCGACGGAATTTCATTCACGGGCAAATCGGTCTACATTTCCGGTGCCAGATACACGGGCCAGAAAGGCCTACAGAATTTGTCAACATCGTCGGGTAACACAGAGTTCACAGCGAACAACATTGGCAACACAGTGACCAATGCGGACATGACGTTCACCACACAGGGAACGGGCTTGTTCGACTTCAACACGACGACGGGTTTGGTCGTTCCGACAGGAACTACACTAGAAAGACCATCCGCACAGGAAGGTATCATACGCTTTAATACTACAACGGGCAAATATGAAGTCTCCCTAGACGGTTCGACCTACACCGCGTTGCGTACGGAGGCCGCGGCATCAAGCATAACCAAGGACGTGTTCACGGGCGACGGTTCATCAACACAGTTCACCATGACGGTGACGCCAACCAACGCCAAGAACATAATAGTCTACGTGGATGGTGTGATGCAGGAACCCACAACCAACTACACCATCGCCACGAACGTTTTGGCGTTCACGGGTGGTGATGATGGATCAACTGTTGAAGCACCACACTCTGGTGCACGTGTTGTCGTGATGCACGGATTCGCCGACTAGCCTATCACTATACCTTTTGCCGTGTACAATAATTTGTGCTTGATGTACTTGTCTGAGAAGATGTTGTATCTACCGATCTCTCGGTCCACCTCATAACCTATGGTGGCCTGCTCCAATATGAAGTTGTACACATCCGGGCCCTGCTCGAACGCCACGTTGAACCCTTTCAGGTTGTATTCTTCGCTGACCTTAAACTTGCCACTACATGATGCTTGGAGGAAATTCTCTATCTTGCTACGCATGCCGTTCATCTCCTTGACGATGTCCGCACGTTCCTCGAGCACTTTCAGACCCCTGTTCTGGCAGTGCGGTGGCCATAGTACCTTGATTATGTAATTGATGCTATCTGGTCTATCAGTCATTCTTCAATCGCTCCATGTCCTTGAACAATATGCATTCCGCGTTCGAACAGTAGTCCAACTGCTTGGTTTTGGGTGGGTTGCAAAGGAAGTAGAACTTCATGTCAGGGTGTAGCATGATCACACTTCTGAGATCCTTCAACACCCTAGGGTTTGATATGTCATATCCCACCAACAGTATACGCTTGTCACAGAGACCCAATGCAGACAGTAGGGCCAGCGTCTGGTCGTCGGTGTTGACATCAAGTGTGAGATTGAACTGCGGTGATATGGGTGGGAAACTGTGCACCTGGTCATAGAACACGTATTTCTTGTACAGTTCCGGGGTGGTCACACAATCCACGGGCGAAGGCCGCTGTTGCAGGAACCATAAAAGATCCTTTTCGTGCCTGGTCCAAACATAATCTATGTGTTGCACGTCGTGTTTATGGCTTGACACACTGATTATAGGTCCGTACTGCTTGAGTTCGCTGAATGGCAATCGTATGGTGTTGTGTCCCAACACAGTAATATACTCATATTTCCTCATCTAGGCCAGTATTTAACGGCACAAATAACCAGTCTACAAATAAATACCTACAGTTTTGCAAGACAATCAATTATCGATAAGGGGATAAAACAATGGCAATAGGACGAATAACAGGACAGATGTTATCTGCCAACCTGGCTAGATCAGGCACAGATTTAACATTTGAAACAAATTTATTAGCCTTGGATGTGACCAACAGCAGAGTTGGTGTGGGAACGGCCTCACCGGCTACCACTTTACACATCTCAAGCACTGACGCACTAAGACTACCGTCAGGAAACTCAGCACAGAGACCAGGTTCACCGGCCAACGGTGACATCAGATACAACTCAGACACAGGTGCGGTAGAAGGATACGCGGGTGGCTGGTTGAAGATGACTGGTGGTACTGCACTGGCTGACGCAGACGCGGACACACAGATCGAAGTGGAGAGAACCTCAGACGAGGACGCGATCCACATCCAGACAGCAGGCGTGGACAGGGCCCACTTCAGATCAGATGGTACGATAGAATTGAACAACCTAAAGATCGACGACATGACGATCAGTTCCCTAACAACTAACGGAAACATCGCTATCACTCCAAACGGAACAGGTACTACTACGGTCACGAACCTAGTGGTTGCTGGATCATTTGACCTAGGTGATCTAAACGCACTTAACGTTGGAGACATCAACGTTGACTCATTGAGTTCAGATGATGGCAACGGATTCGATCTATTATTAGACGACAACAAGGCCAACGCAATGGAGATCAAAGAGGGATCTAACGTGTACATGAACTTTGCTACAACCGACTCATCAGAGTTGATCACTGTGAGCAAGGACATGACCATCGCAAGTGGTGTGACTTTCACAACAGACACGGCAGACATCAACGGTGGTGCCATTGACGGTACTACGATCGGTGGTTCAACTGCGGCGGCAGGTACGTTCACAACTGCAACGGCAACAAACGTACAGGCTACAAACTACAAAGCCAATGACGGAACAGCGGCCATGACGATCGCTGACTCATCTGGAGACGTAAACGTTTCAACCAACTTCTCAGTCGACGGTAACTTGACTGTAAATGGAACCACGACAACGATTGACAGTGCTACATTGACAGTTGAAGATCCGCTTATCCAATTGGCTAAGAACAACTCAGGTGGAGATGCAAACACATTTGACCAAGGTCTATTCTTTAACAGGGGATCACTGGACAACGTTTCATTCATTTGGGACGAATCAGCGGACCAATTCGCTGTTGCTGTAACGGCATCAGAGGATGGAACAACAGCGGGTAACATCACAATTGACAGTTACGCGGCCTTCAAAGCAGGTGTAATCACTGCAACAGATGTTGAGACTGCAACAGTTTCAGCGGCAGACGGTACACTGGCCATGACAATGGCCAACTCAACTGGTGTCGTGACATTTAACGCGGCTCCTAGTTTTGGTGACAATAACATCACTAACGTGGGCGACATAGCACTAGACACAATCAGTGCTGATGGCACTACGATAGGTGTGTCAATGACTGACAACACAGCGGCGGCCTTTGACATCAAGGAAGGCTCAAACTCATACTTGAAGTTTGACACAACTAACAGTTCTGAGTTAATCACAGCAGGTGAAAACTTCACAGTTGCAAGTGGTAAGACATTAACAACAGACACTGCTGATATCAACGGTGGTGCAATAGACGGCACAACGATTGGTGCCAACAGTGCCGCGGCGGCGACTTTCACAACTGCCACTGCAACATCTGTTAATGCCACAAACTACAGAGCTAACGACGGAACAGCGGCTATCGTACTCACAGACTCAACAGGTGCTGTAGCGATATCAACAGCAGTGTCAATGACTGGTGCTGTTGACGTAAACGGTGGTAACTTCACATTCAATGAAGATTCTGCTTCGGTAGATGCTAGATTTGAATCCAACGGTGACACACACGCTTTATTCATCGATGGTTCAGAGGACCATGTTGGTGTAAGAACAAGTTCACCAGCGTATGACTTAGACGTGGGTGGTTCAACAGATGCGTTGAGACTACCAAACGGTACGACGGGTGAGAGACCAACCGGTGCAACTGGTTTGATCAGATTCAACACAACGACTGGAAAATACGAAGGTTGTCAGGATGGATCCACTTACGTTGACTTTGCGACGGCGGGCGACGCTCCAACTTTCACAAAAGAATCAACAACAGGTGACGGATCTACTACAACGTTCACTGGTTTCTTCAGCACTGCTCCAGAATCAGCGAACAACGTTTTCGTTTACATCGACAACGTGTACCAAGAACCAACTGAAAACTACAGTGTTTCAGGCACAAACATAACATTTACTTCTGCCCCTCACTCGGGTGCGAGGATATTTGCTATCACTGGTGCTGACAACAGTGCGTTGGTGACAGGTGGTGTTGCTAGATCAGAGACATCAGCGGTATCTGTGTCAGGTTCAAGTGCGGTGACGATCATGAGCTTTAATGCGGCCACTTACAGAGCGGCGGAATTGTTCATTGCCACACAGGACTCAGGTAACACGCAGTACGCGGCCATGAAGGCCACTGTGGTGCATGATGGTTCAACTGCTTACGGTACAACTTACGCAGTTGTTAACTCAGCAGGTGGAGACATCGTTGACATATCGTTTGAACACGATGGATCAAACACGGTGAATGTGAAAGCGACTCCATTGAACTCGGGCACACAGAGTGTCAAAGTTCAGTACTCGTTAGCACAGTAGACGAATAAGCAAAACTAGACCCTAAAGATAATTCTAAACGCCCCGATGGTAAATACTATTGTTGGGGCGTTTTTTTACGGTCTAACACTAAATCAATAATAATCATGCGGGAGATATGGAACCATGACAACAAGAAACTTTAGAGTAAACAACGGTCTTTCAGTTGGTGACATCACTATAGATGCAACAGCAAACACGATCGTGGGACTGGCGACAGCGGCACCAAGTGCTGACGGTGACGTCTCAAACAAGAAATACGTAGACGATCAAGATGCCTTAATAGCATCGGACACGCTCACGTTCACAAACAAAACAATAGACGCGAATGGCACAGGAAACAGTATTACAAATTTAGAAGTGGCAGATTTTGCTGGTTCGGCCATCATTAACGTATCAGAGACACTGGCATCAAATGATTCAGACACCGCTTTGGTGACTGCTGGTGCCATCATTGACTACGTTGACGCACAGGACGCCAACATAGCATCAGACACGTTGACATTCACAAACAAGACATTTGACGCAAACGGCACAGGCAACTCGATCTCAAACATAGAGACTGCGGACTTCGCCAGTGCGGCATTCAAGGACGAGGACGACCTGTCATCAAACAGTGCCACAGCAGTTGCTTCACAACAGTCGATCAAGGCCTACATTGACAACGGACTATCAAGTCTGTCATCAACTACACTGACAGCGGGCAACACCACAGCGGTGGTTTCTGACTCAGGTTCAGACGGTGCGTTCACAGTAACTTGTGACGGTAACAGTGAACTAGTCGTGAACGACACAAGTGCCACATTCTCAGGTAACGTGATCGTGTCAGGAAACTTCACAGTCAACGGTACAACTACAACAGTTGCCACAACCAACACAACAAACACTGACAACATCTACGAACTTGCTACAGGTACCACAGGCACACCAAGCAACGACGCAGGTATAGTGATCGAGAGGGGTGATTCAAACAACGCCTTCATCGGTTTTGATGAGTCGGAAGACAAGTTCAAAGTTGGTACAGGTACTTTCACAGGTGCGTCAACAGGTAACCTGACAATCACGACAGGTACTTTGATAGCGAACCTAGAAGGTGACGTGACCGGTGCAGTAACAGGTAATGCTGACACGGCAACGGAAGCAACAAACGTGACTGTGACGGCCAACAACAGTGCCAACGAGACTGTTTACTTGACATTCGTTGACGGAGCAACTGGAACACAGGGTATCGAAACAGACACTGGTCTAAGTTACAACCCATCAACCAACGTTCTATCAACCACTGCATCAGCGGCACAGTACGCGGACGTGGCGGAGCGTTTCGAAGCAGACGCTCCTATGGAAATTGGTTCAGTTGTAGAAGTAGGTGGTACAGCAGAGATCACGGAAGCAACTTCAGATCTATCTGAGGATGTTTTTGGAGTTATCTCTGACAAACCAGCATACATGATGAACGCAGGTGCAGGTGACAACACCACGCACCCGTTCGTTGCTATGACAGGTAGAACACCAGTTAGAGTGATCGGTGAGGTTACAAAAGGTCAAAGACTTGTTACTTCATCAACAAAAGGTTGTGCTAGAGCAGTGGCGCAGGGCGAGTCAATCTCTCCTTTCAACGTCATTGGTAGAGCACTGGAATCTAACACAGAAGCAGGTATCAAATTGGTAAACTGTGCTGTGAGGACCAACAACTAATAAATATCTCTACTTTTTAGTAGAATCAAAGGGCGGCTCTAGGGTCGCCCTTTTTTTTTAGGCGTATAAATACCTATACTGCTGTCGGCCGGCAACGATAAGGAGGCCGTGTGTGTCATTTGACGCACTAACATTATTATAGAAGGAGTACTGAAGTATGGCCATAGGTCGTATATCAGGATCGGTATTAAAGTCCAATCTGACCAGGAATGGTGTCGATCTTGCATTTGAAACAAACCTACTGTATCTCGACGTGACGAACAGTCGTGTGGGTATTGGTACTTCTGAACCATCAACAGCATTACAGGTAAACGGAACAGCAACCACAACAGGATTAAACACCACCAATCTATCGATAGGTGGCACAGCGGTCACATCCACGGCCACGGAACTTAATGTACTGGACGGCACCACCCTTGGTGCGGCCAACGAACTGTGCGTGGTGGATGCCACGGGCAATTTCATAACGACATCATCCACGCTCAGCATCGACCAGGGCAACAACTACATCGGTATCAACCAATCCTCACCTGAAGTAACACTACACATGACGGGCGAAGGTGCCCAGACCTCACAGATCAGGATGGAGCAGTACAATGACAGTGCTGACGCTCCAGATGTAAGAACAAGAAGATATAGAGGCACAATTGCCTCACCGAGTGCCGTACAATCAGGCGATTATCTATTTCGAAGTAACCACGAATACTGGAATGGTTCAGCACTGATTGTCGGTGGTACTTTTGCTTTTGACAACACCAACAATGCCAACAGGACACAGTTTGCTGTTTCGGTCACCACAGATGGCACATCAGCAGATGCCAACACACCAAGTAAGACACAATTCAAGATTGACGGCAACGACAGTGGTGCTATCACGTTCAACAACGCATACAAGTTCCCAACCACGGATGGTAGTGCAGATCAATTCCTAAAAACAGACGGTAGTGGCACATTGAGTTTCGCCACAGTCTCGACAAACTCTATATCACAACTAAATTCAAACGTGACCGTAACAGATTCAGGAACAGGTGCGATCACCATAGACGCGGATGGTAGCACGATCATAACAATGAATGCCACCACAGTGTTGGATGCATCAGCAGTCACCAACGCCATAAGATTACCCAACGGAACCACCGCACAGAGACCAAGCGGAGCAGTTGGTGAGATAAGATACAACAGTTCAACAGACACCATAGAGGGCTACACATCGGCGGGAGGCTGGGCACAATTGGGTGCGACTAGTACTACGTCGGAAAACACGGATGACACTACCACAGACAGTGAGACGGCGATCAGTACTACAGAGAAAGTGATCAACCAATTTGTCACTGGGACCTATGACAGTGCATGGTATCTGGCCATAACAAGGGACGAGATCAACGACGAAGTATCGACGGCCAAGTACAGTTTGGTACACAATGACACAGATGCGTTCGTGTCAGAATCACACATCACACAGTCAAACGTTAGCAACACGTACATAACAGCGACTGCGGACGTGGCGGGCGGTAACGCTAGATTGAAGGCAACTGGTGGTAGTGTGGTCAATTCCGTGAGCTTCTACAGGATAGGATTAGGTGACAACACCACGGCAGGCACTACGGGAAATGTAACAACCACGATAAACACAGATGTTGACAGTGCCGCAGAGAAGATAGATGGTTGGGCACTGGCCAGTTACAGGGGTGCCAAATACTACATCTCGGTCAATAACACAACCACGGGAGAAGTGTCAAACACGGAAGCACTGGTTGTGCATGATGGTTCTTCAGCATACATCACACAGTATGGAAACGTCAACACCGGTAACAATGATCTGATCACATTGACCGCGGAAGTGGACAGCACGGAAGTTGTGTTGAAAGCATCTGCTCAGGCACCCAACTGCCGTGTCACTGTATACAGGATTCTATTGGCCGATGATGAGTCGGCGTCAACGGGTGATAATGTCAATGTTGTAGAAGCGACTACCGTGAGTTCCGCCGCAACAACAGTAGATTCATTCAACACATCAACGTACACAGGTGCGTTCTATGTGTTCACTGGTTACAACTCCACAGAGGGTGCGGCCAGCATATCAGAGGTCATGGTGGTTGCCAATGACGAAGCCTATGTGACACAAGGTCCAATGGTCAGCACAAAAGGCACAGATCAATTGGAAGTCACTGCCAGCCTGTCAGGAAGCACGGTCACAGTACAAGCGGCGTCAACATCAGGATCAAGCACAACTGTCAACGGATACAGGGTACACATGCTGAGGGGAAGTGCAGGTGCATCAACGGCAGACACGGTGTTGGTGTCAACAGAACAGACTATTTCGGGTGCCAAAACATTTAGCAGTCCGATCGCACTGACAGTGGGAAGTGATCCATCTGGTGTGGCCAACAACGCACACATATACGCCAAAGACGAGGCATCTAGTGCAGAAGTGTTCGTTAGGGACGAAGCGGGTAACGTTACCAAAATATCTCCTCACAACGAAGCGGGTGAGTGGGAATACTTCTCAAGGAACGTCAAAACCGGCAAAACTGTAAGGGTGAACATGGAAGAAATGATCAGAGATATAGAAAAACTTACAGGTAAGACATATATCAAAGATTCCTAAACAATCAAATCCAATATAGTCTGTAATTTTCCCTTAATACTTTTATTATTCAAAGTATTCTTGAGACCCATGTGTAAATTCTTGGGCCAACATTCAAACGCACACCAGCAGTATCCCGAATGTTCATCATTTAACTTTGGAATAAATTCTGCATCTATGGCTATGAGATATGTGTGGAAGAAAAACTTCTGATCGTTTGACGTGAACATTTCTAATGGTATCGTTTTCTTTATTTTGGGCATACTGCCTGTCTCTTCCTCGATCTCACGTTTCAGTCCCTCGAAAGCACTCTCTGTGAATTTGCTTTTACCGCCAACCAATCCCCACATGCCTTGTGTTTTCCGATCAGTTCTCTGTAGGAACAGGAAACGTTTGGTGCTGGTGGCGTAGAACAGGGCACCCGAACAGACTATGTTTTCTTTCATGTTTTATTATAACAACTATGGGGTTGTGGCGTCAAGGCTTGAGTTGTATCCTGGATCCGCTCCACCATCAAGCACTATGCTCCAATTACCTTGTGTGTACACGCCTTCATAGGATTTGACCCATTCCGTGCCATTGAACCTGTACTGAATACCTGTGTTGAGATTGGTCACGTAGTGTTGTGTTGAATCTGGATTGCTGGCGTCAAATGCCACATTCCATTTTGATGTTGAACTGTTGTATTCTATGATGTCTCCAACGCTGGCCACTAATGTGCCCCATGTCTGACTCTGGAAACTGGCTGTCGAGTCTCCAACATCATTGATCACCAGATATCTGTCACCATTCACAGGTGTGCCTGGATCAAATGTTGCTGGATTTATTATTTTTTTTACCGCTGTAAGAGAATTGCTTGGTATTGTGTCCCCGTCTATTGTGTACAATAGAATCGTATCATCCAGCGTTGATGTTGCTATGGTGCCAACTATCTCATTTCCGTTTGGTTGTGTCAGTCTTATCTGTGATGTGCCGTTTGTCACTTTACCATATTGATCTAACAGTACCTTCCAGTTCACTGCTGGTCCAAATGTTTCGAAAGGATCGTAGTTGCTTGGTTCGTTCGCACCTGTGTGGAATCCATCTCCTCCTGATTTGACATTTGTGCCCGTTGAACCTAGTAATCTTAGTTGGTTACCTGTAACCAATAATCCAAAGTTGTTTGGTGTGATGTAACTCCTAGATGTAAGTTCCCCGTCTATCAATCCTTTGGCTATGCCGCCATCGTCATCGTATATGCTCATTATGATTTTTTGTACCACACCTAATTTCTTAACTTTCACCGGTGGTGATAACCATATTGGCATTGAGAAGGTCAGTGTTGCGACATCTATCTCTGAATCTGCCCCAACAGGTATGGTCCTCGAACTGAACGTTGTTCCTGTCAATTCAACGTAACTCAAACTGGTCCAGTCGATGTAGTTGTCCGTTTTCTGTATCTCAAAGTCTGGGTTGAACAGATACAATATCTGTTCCATGATCTGCAATTTCTGATCTGTGTTTGTTGTCCAGATGTCCGCCGACACTTCCAACCTGAACGGAGATGGCATCACTTTCTCAACTGTGTAACCTGCACCCATCTCATTGGTGTAGTTGCCGTCCGAGTCTATGCCTCTTTCTCTCAAATGCTGTTTCTCTATGTGATAAGGATTCTGCATCCTGTCCCTGTCGTAGTTTAATTCCCTTACATACGCCGCTATCCTAGGTGCGTACTGTAGTGCGTTCTCTGAGTTGTTCCTTATTATGTTTGCAACCTGTCTTGTTGGGTCACCATACACCACCGGCACTGCCCTTAATTGTACGGAACCGTCACTGCCTTTGCCTGTCTCCACAGAGAAGTTACTCAAGATCCTAATGAATTGAGTGAGAAATTTCCTGACCTGTCCTTCGTAAAAATGCAACATGTTTAATTGTCAGCCTTTGGTTTCAGTGCATCTGTCAATGACTGTCTCTGTTTGACCGTTAATCCGTTTATTGTTGATTCCGTTGTGTTGTTGACGAAACTTGTTTTGTAGTTTGATCTAGAATCATTGTTCGTTGTAGTTATTCTCACACTGTCTTCAATTTTGACCCATCTGACTCCGTCATACCTGAACAATCTGTTGGGCAAGAAATCTGTTCTCAAGAAATAATCGCCTTGGTCAACACCAGACGTTGGGAATGTGATACCAAATCCTGCTGGATTTCCGTTGGGTGCCACACCATCTCCATCTAGGTAGAATCCGTAGTGTGAACTTGCTGGTGTGTCTATTGTGGCATTCACTGTGTTATCACTGCTGGCTCTCTGTGCTTCAGTGTTAACATTTTCTGTCCTGATGTTGCCCCTTTCATCGATTGGTGCAACATAGTATTGCTTGTAGTTGAATCCCGCCTTTGGTGCATCCTGCTCTGCCTGTGCAACGATCTGATCGTTGATGGTTTTCTCTCTGTTGTATGTGCTCATGTAACTGGCGACCGATCCTGTTGTGGTTGCATCGCCTATGATATCTTTGAATTCTTGTGAATCTACTAGAGTTTTCATCTTCAATCTCAGCAGATGTGGCCACCATGTTTGACTGAATCCTTCCGCGGCCCTGTTCACATCTTCTACCACGTAGTATCTCTTTAGTGCGATTGGCACACTTTCATCCAGAGAATAATCTTCCTTCATATGTGGGAATTCTATCACATCGCCACTCATTGGTTTCCTGCCAATCCTTTCCACGATATCATTCAAATGCACTGTAAGGAATAGTGTGTCATTCTGTAAGAACATGCCAAACTGCGATAGGTTGAAATCTGCATCTTGCACATTGTATATTCCTCTGACTGTGTACACATCACTAGAATATTTCCTGTCTCTGTTTTCTAAAAATAGCAAATCTTGTATTGTGGTCTCGTTTAGGTCACTTCCTGTCACCCTGGGTTGGCTGGGACTCGCAGGTCCGTCTTTGTTTGTGTCTCCCTGATCGTAGGGTCCTAGATATTTGTGTAGGTGTAAGTCTGTGCCACCCACGGTGAACATCTCCTTGATGTTGCGATCGAAGAACTTGTAGTCGTTGCCCTTTTCAGGCTTAAAAATGGATAATCTTGGCATATCATACATATTTATTGCACAGGCAATGACTATAAATATGAGTATGTCAGAACTACAAACAGGACAACAGGAAATTTTCGATTACGTCAAGAACAATCTCGGTGACGGGATGATTGACGTGGAATTAGACCCAAAACACTACCAAACGGCACTGGAAAGGGCTGTGAACAAATTCAGACAGAGATCATCAAATGCTGTGGAAGAATCATATGCTTTCCTTGAACTGAAAAAGAATCAGAACACCTACATACTGCCTGATGAAATTATCAATGTAAGGAATCTTAACAGGAGGACAGTGGGTTCAAGAACCGAAGGCGGAGAGGGTGGTACATTGTTTGAACCATTCAACTTGGCATACACAAATACCTACTTATTGAGAGCAGGTGCAACAGGTGGACTGGCAACTTACTACGCTTTCGCATCATACCAGGAACTGGTTGGCAAGATGTTTGGTAGTTTCATACAGTTCCATTTTGACGTGGCAACTAAAAAATTAACTATCACCCAAAGACCAAGAGCGGACGACGAGACCGTACTGATGCACACGGACAACTACAGACCTGACATCACACTGTTCAAGGACATCTATTCAAAACCATGGATCAGAGATTACACACTTGCAGTATCAAAAGTGATGCTGGGAGAAGCCAGAGGTAAATTCAACACCATAGCAGGTCCACAGGGTGGTACCACACTGAACGGCGATGCACTAAAGAACGAAGGACAGGCCGAGATGGAAAGACTGGAATCCGAGATAGGCAATTTCCAAGAAGGTGGAACACCACACAGTTTTGTTATTGGTTAATTGACCAAGATTTCCATTTAAATACCCTGCAATGAAAAAATCCAATTACAAGAAATACTCTGACCTCTCGCTGGATGAACTGGAAAAGTTGGTAGAGGAGTTGGAAATCATGAGCATAAAGGCGTTGAAAGAACGCAAGAAGACCTTGAGAGCATCAATATTGAGGTCTGTGAGAAAAGCAATCAAAGAGATTGAAAAACGTCTAAAAAAATAGTATAATAAACCTTATGCTGATAGGTGTAGTAGGTTTAATAGGTTCTGGCAAAGGCACTGTGTCTGACAGGCTGGTAGAACAACACGGATATCAAAAAGACAGTTTCGCCAAGAGTCTCAAAGATGCCGTGGCCGCCATGTTCAATTGGGATAGAAATTTATTAGAGGGCGACACTGACGCCAGCAGGCAATGGAGAGAACAGCCAGATGCGTTCTGGAGTGAGAAATTTGGCAAACCCACGACCCCAAGATGGGTGTTGCAGTACTTCGGCACCGAAGTCATGCGTGGCCAGATGTACGACGGCATTTGGGTGGACAGTTGTATAGGCAGATATAAAGGCCAAAAAACAGTAATTGCAGATGTAAGATTTCCTAATGAAGTGAAACAGATCAGAGAACGTGGTGGTAAGATCATACTAGTAAAAAGAGGACAAGATCCCGACTGGTTCGTTGATTACACAGAGGGCAACATAGAACCAAAAGACATACACAGTTCAGAATACGCTTGGGCAAAGGAAGAGTTTGATTTCGTTATTGAAAACAATGGTACAAAGGAAGAATTATACGCCAAGATCGACGACCTAATCGTCAGCGACAAGATCACCGACACGCCAACCCAATCTACGGGTACTGCCCAGCCTTTGGCAATTGGCGCAAACAGTTTTTAAGTTTGTAGTAGCAGTATTCCTCAGATCACCATCAACGAACAGCACATCCAGTTGTGATTTATCCTGTGCTTTGAATCCACATAATTCACATTTCCGGTGTTTCTTGTATCCGGATCTTTGTAGTGCTGTCACACCTCCCACACGCTTGCCGGCCCGTTTCCTGATACAGGTGTCGCACCGACTACGCCAATACACCCGACCATATCTCTGGTAGGCGTAGGCCCTAGGTTTAGTCTTGCACTCCGTACACAACGGTCTGTCTTTGTACTGCATGTGTGTATTTACGTCGCCTATATAGGCACCTCGAAAACGGTAAATTATGTCGCTAAAACCATACGATTGAATAAATAACTCTAGTATATACGTAACTTGCAAGGAGAATACGAAAAATGGCATTAACATCACCAGGAGTAGAGGTTTCAGTAATTAACGAAAGTTTCTACGTACCATCAGATGCGGGTACAACACCACTATTCATAGTAGCATCATCACAGGACAAGTCAAATGGGGCCGGAGACGGGACTGCTGTAGGAACAACTACTGCCAACGCCAACACCGCTTATTTGATCTCGTCACAGAGAGAATTAACAGAGACTTTTGGAGATCCAAAATTCTACACAGACGCATCAGGAAATTCATTGAACGGTTATGAGTTAAATGAATATGGCTTACAAGCGGCCTACAGTTTCCTAGGAGTTGCCAACAGAGCATACGTCCTAAGAGCGAACGTGGACACAGCAGATTTAGTTGGAAGTGCTACGGCACCAACAGCGGCACCAACAGATGGCACATACTGGTTTGACCTTGCATCAAGCAGTTATGGTTTATTTGAATGGTCAAAAACTAATCAATCATTCACAACAATTACTCCAACACTTATCACTTCAACAAGTGACCTAGTTGGCGGTGTCTCAACTGGTGCACCAAAAACTTCAATAGGTGTAATAGGTGATTACGCAATCAACACAACACACGTTACTAACAAGATCTACAAGAAGACAGCAAGTAACACTTGGGTACAGGTTGGATCAGAAGCATGGTCAACATCTCTACCGGTTGTGTCAGTTGCTTCAGGAACCACAGTGACAAGTGGCCACACAATGGTCATGAACGGTGTGACAATCACAACAAGTGGTACAACACTTTCAAATGTTGCGGACGTGATCGGATCAAACGTGACCAACGTCACAGCAAGTGTGAACAGCACAACAGGTAACCTAGAGATATTCCATAACGGTAAAGCACTAGGTGACTCAACGGGTGGTGCGGGCACTATCAGATTTGAAGAAGGAAATGGAACACTGTTAGCAGACCTTGGAATAACAGCAGGTGTTAACAATGGCCCTAAATTCCTACAAGACAAACACACTAACAGACCTACCTGGAAGACAGCAGACGAGAACAGACCAAATGGTTCAGTTTGGTTCAAGACCACTTCTGCAAACTCAGGTGCGGCATTAGTGACAAAACTTTACAGTTCATCAAGTGCTAGTTTCTCACAAGTTGCTAGTCCACTTTATGCTAACCACCATTCTGCGATCTACAACCTAGACGCGGCGACTGGCGGAACTGCATTGAGCACAGGCACAGTGTACGCACAGTACAACGTGACTGAGGAGTCAATGACGGCAGGTGATGCCGCAGATGCTACCCCTAACGTTGGTGACTTCCAACTGTTCAGATACGAAGGCGGTGCTACAACTATCACTAGTAACAGCACATCTCCAACTTTCACAAGTTCAGAGACTTTCTCGATACAGGAATCAGTTAAAAACCAAGAAGCGTTGAGTTCAGCAGTCACAGTTACACTTGGTGGTACAGATGCAGATGCATTTGTGGCGGCGGTGAGTGCGGCAGGTTTGACAAACGTTTCTGCAACTAAACTATCAACAGGTGCTATCCAGATGACACACGCACTGGGTGGAGAGTTCAGGATGTTTGACACTTCTGGAACACCATTAGCAGATGCGGGTTTCAGTGCAACGACGGCACACAGTTATGGAACGTACACAGCGAACAGTTCAACTTTGATCGACAACTTGTATGATTTACCAACAGGTGAGAGCCTTGACTCAAGTGCTAACACAGGTGTAATGGCAAGTAACTGGAAGAGACTAAGTTACACTGCTTCAACAAGTGCTCCAAGCAACGAGCCAGCAGATGGTACATTATGGTACCACACTGCGACGGACGAAGCAGACATCATGGCACACAATGGTACGACTTGGGTTGGATATGCGACAGCATACGCAACCACAGATCCAAATGGTCCACAGTTCAGTGCAACAGCACCAACCACACAGTCAGATGGTACTGCACTTGTAACTAACGACTTATGGATTGACACAAGTGACCTTGAGAACTATCCAAAACTTTACAAATACAACACATCAGCAACTTTGAGTTCTACAAACACAGCGAACCAAGTGGCAGTGACCACTTCAGGCGCGGCTTGGGAACTAGTTGACAAAGCAGACCAAACCACAGAAGACGGTATTGTGTTCGCGGATGCTAGATATCACACAACGGCAGACAAGGCGGATTCATTGTCTACAGGCGGTGCGGGTACAGCCAGCTCAATCAAAGACTTGTTGAGTGACGGCTTCCTAGATCCAGATGCTCCTAACCCAGACAACTACCCACAAGGTATCTTGCTATGGAACACAAGAAGATCTGGTTACAACGTCAAGGAATACAAGAACAATCACATCACAACTACGAAATATCCAGGAAGCGGTGCAACTGGTTTAGGTAACATCAGAGCAAGTAACGAGAGCGTATCAACTTACTTCCCTGACAGATGGGTTACTAAATCAAGCAACAACGCAGACGGTTCTGGTTCTTTCGGTAGAAAAGCACAGAGAAAAGTGATCGTTGAACAACTTAAATCAGAGATCGACACTAACCAAGCGATAAGAGAAGACCAAAGAGGCTTCAACGTAATTGCTTGTCCTGGTTACCCAGAGTTAATGTCAAACATGATCAACTTAAACACAGACAGAAACAACACAGCGTTCGTAGTAGGTGATACACCATTCAGACTAGAAGGTACATCAACTGCAATCCAAAACTGGGCAAACAACACAGCGTCAGCACTTGACAACGGTGAAGACGGCCTAGTGAGCTCAAGTGATTACTTGGGTGTGTTTTATCCATCTGGTCAAACAACAGACAACACAGGTAAATCAATTGTTGTTCCACCATCACACATGATGCTGAGAACACTGGCCAA